GAAGAGGTCCTCGGGGGCGTCGACGGGCCAGTTGTTCCACCAGTCGGCCGCGGTGACCTCGTCGACGCTGTCGTGCTCGTCATCATGCTCATCGGTCCACGAGGTGACCGACGCTGCGATCAGCGCTGGTGCGAACGTAATCTCACACCACAGTTCCCACTTGTTGAGCGGCGGGTGAGCCTCCACGAGCGCATCGAATGCGAGACGGCCAAGGCTCGCCAAGGCGACGGTGACCCCACCGTCATCGCCCTCGTATGTCGCCTCATCCGTGCGCATGTCAGCCCCGGTGCCGCTTCGAGTCAGCCACGGGTGCCTGAGACTGCGCGAGCTGGGCGTGGACGAGCAGGGTGTTGACCTCGACCTCGTTCCAGCTGGTGCCGTTGAAGATGGCCTCGATGTCGAGGTCGCTCAGGACCGGGTCGGTGCAGGACTCCTGGATCAGCGCCTGGGGCAAGGTGTCCAAGTTGTACGGGGCCCGGCCTGCCTCACCGGCGGCCTCCATGGCCTCGTGGTCCTCGTCGCGAGGGGGGTGCTTGGCCAGCAGGTCCCGGTACGGCGTGCGACCGAGAGACTTGAAGATGAACCACTGGGTGCCCTCATCCATCGCATCCAGCGCCGCCGTAGCCACCTCCTCCAAAGGACCCAGGACGAGCCTGTCATCAGCTGCGACGTCCTCGAAGATCTGCCCATCCGCGATGTCCTCGGGGCTCGCAGAGGCGCGGGCCTGCGCGATCCGGCGAGGACGCGACGCATCCAATCGCTCTCGCGCCGCCGTCAGTTCGCCGTCGGCATCAGTGAATTCGGCCAGGACCTGATCGTCCAAGTAGATCCCACAGATCACCCGTCGGGGGAGCTTCCCGAGGCGGTCCGCAGTCGGCGGCAGCGCATGATTGCGCGGTTGCGTGATCGCTGGCTTCTTGGCGGTCATGGTGCTCCTTCATTGAGTCCCGGGCAGGAAGTGGTGGTCCCGACCCCACCCGTGGCGACGTCCGGCCAAGAGCTGCGTGTGCCCGCACGCCGTGCCCTAGGCACAGGCCGCGACCCCCGCCATGACCCCGATGACCGACAGGCAGGCGATAGCAGGGCACGCACGGCGGACAGCACCACGAGTGGGATCGGGAGACTGGGTTACGCGGCGACGACCGCGGACTTGTCCTGCGCCCCAGTGATTGCCAGTTCGGTGATGTACCGGGCCGGCTCAGCGTCCAGGGTGAAGGACCGGTTCTTGCTGCCGATGCGGATGGGCCAGACCTCGACCTTCGCTGTCGCGGTGAAGACGTTCGCGACGGGGTTGATGACGACAAACCCGGTCGCCTGCTCAGCCAGGACCGTGTAGATCGTCTTGCGGGCCAGGTCGTCACCAGCTGCGCCGGTCCCGTCGTCCTCGATCAGCGTCAACTTCGCGTCACCGAAGGTCTGCGGGCCGTCGACCTGGACCTCCTGTCGGTATTTGAGCAGGGCGATGTTGATCCGGTTCAGGCTGGTCTCGAAGCCCTCCATGCCTGCCAACGCCGGGCCCAGGTCGGTCCCGGCGGTGATCTCGGCCGCTGTCGGGCTTCCGAGGACTGCGACGGTGGGGACAAAACGGACGCCGGTGGTGCCGCGGCGGAAGAACATGCCCATGTCAGACGCCTGCCTTCGATGAGTCGGCCTTGGGTGCCTGGGCGGGCTTGGACTTCACTGCGGGCTCGACCAGGACCCATCCCTTAGCGGCATGGACCTGCTCGAATGCCTCTTGGGTGGTGATGGCGGTCTCATCGCCGGGCAGGGCGGGATTAGTCATGATGACGGTGGGGGAAGACACTGGTTGCGCTCCTGTGGTGGGCTTCGAAGCCGCGGCCCACAGTTGGTGCCGTCGTCCGCGAACTCTCAATTCCCGTGGGCGCGGCGCGGTCCGCTCACCCAGCCTCAGAGTAAGCCGTCAAACGTGGTGTGTCATGTGGAGCGCGCGCCGGCGGCCATCAACGCCGCTGGTAGGTCAGGGTGTACGCCTCATGCTGCTGCCACAGCCCAGCGACCAGGTCAGGGAACCCGTCGAAACCTGCTTCCCGGTCGATGACCTTGACCGACCCCAAGGTCATCAGAGTCGCGAACCCGGCGCCCCTGACGCGGGCTGCGAAGTGGGCCCGGATCAGGTCAGACAGGGCCCGGGTCGAGGTCTCGGTGGAGGCCACTGCCCTGATCCCTAGACGCAGCGCGGTGATGTCGTGGCACCCGCTCACTGCGGCTGTGGCAGACGCGACCGACCCGGGCAGCGAGGAGATCACCACGAACGGCAGCAGGGCGTCAGGGGGTGGGCTGCCATGGTGGCAGGTCAGCGGCTTGCCGCCCATGGTCACTGGCAGCACGCAGCTCAGCCAGTCGGTGACCTCGGACACCACAATCTCGGGTTGCCATATCGGATCAGACACCAGGGCCTCCGTCGCTTCTCAGGACCGCGTCGACCTGGTCGCGGACTGCGGCCTGGAATCGCGGCTCGATCAGATCTCCAGCTGGGTGAAAGTGCGGAAAAGGGCTCTGACTGAACACGCGGCCCAGGCTGTCGACCCCAACGAATCCGTACTCCAGTCGCGCGCCTTGCTCGCTGTTTGTGTACACGTCGGCGGCGATGTTATCCACGCCTTCGGCGCTCACCTCCAGGGTGATGCTCCTGCGGTAGTCCCCGGTGGCAACGTTCGGCCCGGGGCCCGTCCCTAGGATGTGAGGCTGGCCACGCTGATGCACCCCAGTGCTGGCGTTGATGCGGACCTGGTTTTGCAGGTGCATCCCGTACTCGCGCACGTTGGACTCCACGACCTGCCTCACCCGCTGGCCGATGCGCTCCAGGTCGAGCAGAGCCGCAGCGATGGTCGCCTCGATCGTCGGGTCACTCACGGGATTCCCTGCCATCCAGGGCGTGGTGCACGACCATCCAGCCCATCGACCCGTCATCGCGCGGGACAGGCTCAGTGGTGGGCCCGCACGCGCACTCGGTACCGGTGGCATGCTGATGCTCGACCCAGTCATTGACGGGGAGCACGTGCAGGTCAGCCATGGTCAGACCTGCCCCGTGCTGGGGTGGGCGGAAACACTCAGCTCGCGGATCACGCCGGCAGACGAGTCCGGAATGGCCTTCACCGCGAACCGCCTACCCAGGACCAAGCGGGGGTCACGGGACGCGGTGACAGTGAAGATATCGCCGACCAGGACGTCGGTGATGGCCACGGGCAGGATCATGCGCCACTGGTTGTCCGCTCGCGGAGTGCCTGGGTATGGCTGCGCGCCGCCCTGCCCGCCAGTCGAGGGCACGAGCAGCGCCGCACTGTCCGTCACTGTGACCGCAGCCGCCACTGTCGTCTCTTCGAGGGTGTCCGGGTCGACCTCCGTTCGGTCCGGGCCTCGACGACCAGACACCCGCGTCCCACCGGTGTCCATCGCCTGCTCGGCGAGGTGCTGGCCGGCCGCGAACATCGGCCCCAAGTCGAGGTTCACTTCGCCGCCTTGTCCTGGGCCATCTCGATCAGAATGGCCAACGCCGCCTCGATCGGATCGCCATTGAACGACCGCACCAGAGCCGCCTTGGCCAGCTCGCTGGGGTTGACGGACTGCAGGAACTCGACGATCAGTGGGCCTTGAAGGACAGTGACCTCAGCGGGCCCGTCGAACGTCACCCCGGCGCTCAATGTGAGGAAGACCTGAGTGGGGAGCCTAGACGTCCCTGCCTGGATCGTGACCCCACCTGAGGCGACCTGCTCCGACAGGTCATGCCCGTCGACGGTCAGCGTGCCGATCCCAGACTCGTCGATCTCGGCATGGACATGGCTCATTAGGTTCCTCTCGGATGCGGATATCAAGTTGCGCCCATTCGGACTAGGAGTGCTGCCCTGCGTGCTGCTGCCGGACCACCTGCCGCACCGCCCGGTCGCAAAGTCCCATTGCTGCGGCGAGGGACAGAGATCGGGACGCCGTTCATGAACCCCACGTCGCCACCGGCTGCCGCATCAGCGAGCTGCTCTGGCGTGAACTGCGGGCCGATCGGCTGCGCACCGTCCAGGGTCTTCAGTTCCGGTCTTGCCAAACTGGAACGTCTGCACTGTGGGTGGCCAAGGGGGTATGTGCGCGCCTCCTCCAGTGTCAGGATCAGCCCGTTCGCCTGCCTGGTGTCCTGGTGAGAACTGAGCCCGCACCCAGGTCCATCCACGAGCTCGACGTACTTGACTCCGAAGTGCTCGGCCTGATTGAAGTTGCCGACCTGATAGGACTCGGCCGCCTTGGTGCGTATCAGCATTTCCGCGTACTGGCCGAAGCTGTGGTGACTGCCGTCGCGGTAGATGATCGCGCTGACGCCCTCTGATCCGAGCCTCTGTCTGAGGGACCGGGCGAGGTCCCTGCCAGCCTGGATCGCAGGCTGGCCCGTGTAGAGCTTGTCTGTGACGTGGCGGCGGTCGAGCTCCCGGATCAGGGCCTTGGTGCTCGTGCGGATGTACCTGGTGGCATGGAGGATCTCGCTGTAGGTGTCAGTGGCCAAGAAAGTCACCGCATCGAGGTCAACGCCGGTAACTGCCAGCGGCGAGCCCACAGTGAGGGCGGTGGCGAGGCCGCCCAGCCGGTAGGCGTCGCTGATCGCCGCGCGCAGGACGCTCCGGGACGCGATCACCCCGGCATGGTCGGCCAGCGCGCTGATGTGGGCCTGGAGTTGGACGAGTCGGGCGCGGCGGGTGGCGGGGCCGATCGACGGCCACACCGCCTCCAGCGCGGTGACCTCGGCTGCGATGCGATCTGAGACCCCTGCGAGGTCCGCGCGCAGGAGCGCAGTGAGCTCCTGGATGGCGTCCGCGACGGTTGGCTCAGGCATGACGGTCAGCCGCGGGCTGTGGTCCGGCGCAGGTGCGTCGAGGATGCGTTGCCGCCACAGGCTGCAGCATCCTCGGCCTGCTCTAGGGCCAGGATCTGCTGGTCGAGCGCACCAAGGTCAGCCTTGGAACTCGACACAGACAGCACTCCCGACAAGGAGAAACTGGAAGCCTCGCCGCCGCCAGCACTAGCTGCCCGGCGCCGGCGCAGGACCCGCAGCGCGACCAGGCGCCAACGGTCGCTCAGGACCCCGGCGAAGATCTGCAGGTGCTCGTCGGTGGGTGGGGTCGCGGTGCCGATCTCGTCACGGACAAGGTCAAGGTCGGTGGGGGTCAGCGCCACGGGTCCTCCAGTTGGTTGTTGGTGTGGATACGGTCCCGCGCCATGCCATGTCGCACTGGCGCGGGACCGTGTTCACGATGCCCGGTTCAGGCCTTCGCGCTGCGGTGTGACCGCGGCGCAGCCTTGTCGGGCACGGCGCCGGAGGCCGGGGGTGGTGCCTCCGGTGCCGCTTCGGGCTGGTCGGCGAGCAGGTGCCCGCCGACCTCGAAGCCCTCAGGGACTTCATCGCCGGCGACCAGGATCACCGGACCGTCCGGCGTACCCGTGTGCAGGTACACCGAACCATCCAGGTCAGACCGGATTCGCGCCACGATCAGAGGACCGTCGCGCTCAACAGGCCGTTGATGTCGCCGGCCACGGGCATGA